TGGGCCCTTTGAAAACGTCGTTTGAAAGGGACATTGTAGGGCTTGTTGCTTACAATGTTCCCAATGACCGGGCTGTAATTGCCAATTTGGATGCGGTAGCTTTAAGGGCCGGTCGCGTTAGTAAACAGTTGGTTAAAGGGGAGTTACCCGACGAAAACGCTGTTTTGAATTATAAGCCCGGGCCTGTTAAAGTTAACGTGCCCGTGGCTGTGGCGCCGACGGTTTTACTGGAGGCTCGTGAGGGGTTGTTATCACCTGGAATGATTAGTTTGACGGATTCAGCCGGTGTTTTGGCTGCTTTTGTTGGTAGGTCTTGCAACAACGCTCCTTCGTGTTACCCGTTGGAAGTGCAGTCATTTATTGATTCTTCTAAGGAATGGTTGGCGAAGTTTATTGGAGAATTGCCTGTTCTTGTTAAAGAGGAACCTAATGAAATAGATGTTTATCCATTACATTATCGTGGTAAAAAGACTGCATCTCAAATTGCCGCAAACGTTGCTGACCAATTGAAATTTTTGTCTGGTCATATGACAAAACGTGAATTGGAAAAACACACGCAGAATGGGTGTTTTGTTAAATTTGAGAGCAATCCTAAGGTTGTGGGCGGGTGCGTTTTCTCCAAACCACGCATGATATGTACGTTGAGTCTTGAGAATACGTTTGAAGGCATTAATGTGCTAGAGTTGATTGACGCGTGGAACCATACTGGTTTTGGAGAATACCAAGTGAAAGGTTTAGACGATGACGAGATGGTCCGGCGCATTTTGGATGCGACTGATGTCAGTTACACTGTTACTGATTATAGCTCTTTTGAGTCTAGTATCACTGAGCTGGTCAGGAGTTTAGAAATGTGGGTGTTGGATCAGTTGGCTGTTAGGTTTGGTTACAGCCGTCTACGGGAGCACCTAAAGAAAATGTCCAGGGGCAGGGTTTTGACTACTAAGGACGGCAGTTTTTTCATTGTTACGCGTTGTAGTGGTGATTTTTGGACGTCTTTTGGTAATGGCGTAGTTAACGCCTGTATTGCCAGGTATTGTGCGTTAAAGGTTGGAAGGCCATTTACTTTTAAGTTTTTGGTCGAGGGTGATGATGGGATAGTCCCGTTAGGGGTTTTGGAAAGCGGGTTAGTTAAGCAGTTGGGGTTTAAATATTCTTGCGAGATGGTAGGCCACACTCAAGGAGATTGTGATTTCCTTAGACGCCGTTGGGTTGATGGCAAGGTGTATCCCTGTGTGGGTCGAGTTTTGGCCTCAATTTTTTGGGTCAAAAACGGCGCCAAATTACGCAGGAGTAAGCAATTGTTCATCCAACGGAGTATGGCGGCCAGTTTGTACCATGTATCCCCCGGTCACCCAATATTGATGGCGGTGGTTGAGCTAGTTGGTCGGTTGACTAGCGGTGCTCAGGATTTCAAAAATTCAAAGAAGTATTTGAACTTTTGGAAAGGGGTGGTTCCCTTGAAAACCAAATTTCCTCGG